CAAATACGGCACGCAAAGGAGGTGACGATAGCGGTTACATGTTGAATAAGAGACAAGAAAAATTCTGTATTGAGTATCTGGTGGATTTAAATGCGACTCAGGCCGCTATTCGAGTCGGATATAGTGAGTTAACTGCTTATTCGATAGGTTCACGACTGTTGAAAAAAGTTGAAATTAAAAACCGTGTCAAAGAACTACAAGACGAGTTCTTTAAAGACCGAATCATGAGCATCGCAGAAGTCGAGGGTCGACTGGCGGCATTGGCTCGGGGTGAGGCTAAGGAAGAGGTCGTTGTGGTGGAGGGTACGGGAGAAGGATGCAGCCGTGCACGAATTATTAAAAAGCATGTTGACGCCAGGGCACAACTAAAGGCATTAGAGCTTATCGGTAAACGAAACAATTTGTTTAGTGCCGATACGGCGATTGAAGTCAATCCGATTATGATTGTCGGTGGTGATGATGTTGCAGACTAATTACGACGTCGTGAATATTGCCGATATAGTGGGGAAGGGCTACGGTGAGTTTTGGAGGTTTAAAGGCCGATACAAGATAGTTAAAGGGAGTCGTGCCAGTAAGAAATCATCCACGCAGTCATTACGAGTTATATATGAGATTGTGAGCAATCCTGTTATTAATTGGCTTGTAGTGCGCAAGACGGAACGAACACTTCGGGATAGCTGTTTTGCACAACTTAAATGGGCCATGCGAAGGCTGCACGTCGAAAAGTATTTTAGGTGCAGCGTATCGCCGTTAGAGATTACTTATATTCCTACGGGACAGAAAATCCTGTTCAGAGGCCTTGACGATCCATTAAAAGTTACGTCCATTACCGTCGATTCAGGTTGCTTGTGTAGACTCTGGATTGAGGAAGCGTATGAGATAACAAAAGAGGATGACTTTAACCGACTTGATGAAAGCATTCGCGGGCAATTGCCCGAAGGGATGTATCATCAGGTCGTTTTAACGTTCAATCCTTGGTCTGATAAGCACTGGTTGAAGAAACGGTTCTTCGATACCCCCAACCCGAACGTGTTGGCAATGACAACGAATTATCGATGTAATGAGTTCCTAAGCCAATCGGATTTACTCCTGTTTGAAGAAATGAAGAAGAACCCAAGACGCTATGCCGTTGCCGGAGAAGGGGATTGGGGTGTTGTTGATGGGCTTGTATATGAAAACTGGAAGGAACAAGTGTTTGACTGTGATGAAATTAGGAATCAAGAAGGGGTAGAGGCTGCCTTTGGTTTGGACTTCGGGTATACAACGGATCCTGCTGCATTATTCTGTTCAGTAGTGAATCAGAAGAATAAAAAAATATATGTGTTCGATGAGTTGTATCAAACAGGGTTAACCAATCAGCAATTAGCTAAGCGCATCGAAAGTATGGGCTATGCTAAAGAGCGAATACGGGCCGACGCAGCCGAGCCTAAGAGCATTGAAGAATTGTACCAGGCAGGGATATCCCGAATTGTAAAATCCCGAAAGGGTAAGGACAGTGTATTAAACGGGATCCAGAAAATACAAAACTACGAGCTAATAATTCACCCTAGGTGTGTGAACTTCTTACAAGAAATAAGTGTGTATCAATGGGCGAAAGACCGTTTTGACAGATATACAGGGAAGCCGGAAGACAATAACAATCACTTAATGGATGCTATGCGGTATGCCTGTGAAGATATTGGAGTAGAACGGTTCTCTTTTGATTTGGGGGTATAGAATGTTTTGGACTGACATAATAAATCGAACGTTGCGTGATAACGCACCGATGAGTAAGCGACAGTTTTTGAGCCGCGAGTTACAAAAGTGGATAAGCAGCAAGGAACGCAAGGCTATGATAACAGGCCGCCAATATTACCAAGGCGAGCAAGACATATTACATAAAACTCGAGCCGTAACTGACGCAGGCGGCAAAACAGTGGTGCTGGCCAATTTGCCTAACAATAAGATTGTGGACAATCGTTTCGATGACCTTGTTGATCAGAAAGTGAATTACTTACTGGCAAAACCGTTCGTCGTAGAAACGGACGACGAGGACATAAAGGATGTCTTTACACCGAGTGTACGGCGTAAGCTCAAGAGTGTAGGGAAAGACATGTTGACCGGTGGCGTTGGGTATCTGCATCCGTATATCGACGAATCAGGGGCATTGCAGTTTAAGCGTATGAAGCCTGAGCAGGTGTTACCGTTCTGGAGCGATGAAGAACGAGAACGCCTTGATGCCTTTGCTTATGTATACGAGATTGACGTGTATGAGGGAATTATGGACCGCAGAATGACCAAGGTTGAATTTTACGACCGTACGGGCGTTCAGTATTACGTGTATGAAAATGGCAGTCTTGCCGATGACCGAGACCGTGAAAGCACGGCGAATTTTGCCATTGATGACAAGCCGTACAACTGGAATAACGTGCCGCTTATCGCCTTTCGCATGAATGAAGAAGAGCAGCCGTTAATCGCCAAGGTGAAGAGCTTGCAGGACGCACTCAATACGATGCTGTCGAATTACGCTGATAATATGCAGGAAGATATCCGTAGTACTATACTCATCATCAAGAACTACGACGGCACCGAGCTTGATAGCTTTCGGGCTAACCTAGCACAGTACGGAGCAATCAAGGTCCGGACAGTCGACGGGGTAGAAGGTGGCGTGGAAGCTCTTCATATTGAGGTGAACGCAAGCAATTACGAGGTCATTATTAAGTTACTCAAGAAGGCAATCATCGAGAATGGCCGAGGGTTCGATAGCAGAGATGATCGCATGAGTAACAACCCGAATCAGATGAACATCACGTCGATGTACTCAGACATTGACCTCGACGCAAACGAAATGGAAATGGGCATTCGTGAAGGACTCGACCGGATGTTATGGTTCGTCAATACCTATAGGGGCTTAAGCGGCAAAAAGGCTGTTGAGGATGTCGATTTTACGTTTAATCGTGACCTTCCGATGAACGAGGGTGATATTATTACGAATTGCCGCAACTCCGTAGGCGTTATCAGCAATGAAACTATTCTCACTAATCACCCGTGGGTTAAAGATGTAGCCGAAGAAATGAAGCAGTTAGAGGCCGAAAAGGCGACAAACGAACCCGATTATATAGGTGATAACCATGCCGAGTAATTACTGGGCGAAACGGTACGAAGACGAATCCGAACGAGCCTTTTGGCTTGGTAAGATGACAAGTAAAAATCTACGTGAACAGGCCGATGTAATCATCAGGCGTATGGAGAAGAACGTAAACGACTGGTATCAGCGGTATGCCGATGAGAACGGTATAAGCCTTGCCGATGCTCGTAAAGAGTTAAATGCGAGGGAGTTAAAGGCCTTCAAGATGACGCTTGAAGAATATCGCCGACAGGCTGAGCAAGAGGGGCTATCGGATGAGTATAAGCAAATGCTGAAACAGGCGTCTATACGCAAGCGGCTCGATCGTGAGCAGGAGTTATATATCAACACGGTTCACGAGCTTGAACGGTGGGCAAAGACTCAAGACACTGATATATCGGATCTACTGAACAAGGTATACGAAAGTACGAATTATCGTACTGCACATTTAACACAGACAATGAAGGGCGAGTATGGCAAATATGGCCAAGTAGATCCGAACACTGTACAGCGCATTATTCATTCGCCGTGGGCGCCTGACGGCAAAGACTTCTCCGAACGCATATGGGACAACCGCAAGAAGTTGGCTAAGACAATGCAAAACGAATTTACACAGGCGATGATAATAGGCCAAGGCACGGCCGATATATCGAAGGCCATTGCGAAAAATATGAACACGTCGTATAGCAACGCCAACAGACTGGTCGAAACGGAACTCGCACGGGTACATTCACAAGCGTTTATGGACTGCATGGCCGAACTTGACGTTGAAGCTGTGGAGATATTGGCCACACTCGACAGCAAGACAAGCCCCATCTGCCGTCGTATGGACGGTAAGGTCGTACAACGTAAGGACGCAAAACCCGGGATTACGATACCGCCATTTCACTGTCATTGTCGAAGCACGACGGTTCCGTATTTAGGCGATGACCTTGCCGATATTGCCGGAAGCGGAACAAGGGCCGCAAGGGATCCGAAGACGGGTAAAACGGTATTCGTTGAGGGGGAACTCGATTATGGTGAGTGGGAAGATGTGTACGTCAAGCAGTCAAAGACGTTGAAGGACATAAGGCCGCAAAGCGGGCAAAGTACCATGAGACCCGATGCAGGACACTACAAGGCATACGATAAAGGACTGCCGCAAGAAATGCCGAAGAATACGGGAAAGGTACCGCCGCACGGCAAAGGTGAGCCGACAACGCCATATGATGTTAATCGAGAAGCCGTAAATGCAAAGCAATGGTTCGATGCGATTAAGGCCTTAGGATTTTCCCGACAGGTCACTCGCCTAATTCGTAAAGAGGCACTAAAATGTCTTACAAAGAACGACGGTATTAACCGAGAAAGGGGCATTATTATGTCAACGGATGGGCGTATTATCGGTGAAGAGTCTTTCGGGGCAATCGGTGGCAATAACGTGAGAATCCATATCCCTGACCCTCCGAAGGGGCATAAAAAGCACGCCGATAATTCGTTGATAGTTATTCATAATCACCCTAAAAACATTCCGTTTTCAATAGCGGATATAACCGTTTACTTACGCAATCCGAGTATTCATACTGCAATAGTGGTATGCCCTAACGGGAAAATATATACGGTTCAAAACATACGACGAGGGAAAGATATTGAAACGCTTGTCAAGAAAGTTAAAAATAGGTATACTGATTACAGTAAAACCAAGAGTCCGAAAACCGCATTAACACAGGTGCTTGAGGAGTTGCAGGAAGGAGGGGTTATAAATTATGTCGAGGCAGGATAAGCAGTACGCATACTTATTGCAAGATGATAGTGAACTCGTTCGTGATATGGAGAATTGGACTCCGAGCGGATTAAGCCCCGAGGAAATCGAGGCCGAAAATAAACGCATATCGGCAGAGTTTGCAGCCGAACTAAAAGCGTATATGGGCAAGTCCTAAAGCACCTATTTAGCGTAGGTGCTTTTTTAGTACACGGGAGGTGAATATAATGGAAAAAACGACCAAAAGCATATTCATCGATAACGGCACTTTATATGTCGTGCGCGGCGAGTCACGGTACAAGCTGGCCGATTGCAAGGCTCGTATCGAAGTGTGCAAGAGTGTATCTAAATTGCCGATGATTGGCGGCACAAAGGTAGACAGGCGGTATTTGACTGTGTTGGTCACGTTCGATAATCTGGCAAACACTATTGATGAACGGGTATCGTTGGTGCAGTTTAAGGGCGAGGCCTTACGGCAAGACGGGTTTATCGAAGAGCTGTTTTTTAATCGTTGCCTGTTGATGTCGGAATGGGATCCCGAAATGAAGGGTGAATGTAAATTCGAGGTGCAATGCACAACCGAGGAAGCCCGAAAGTTAATGAACGAGTTTTAATTCAATACTTATTTCAGCACTCACCATTGTGGGTGCTTTTTTCATGCCTTTTTAGTATTGTAGGCGAAAAAGAACAAGACCGTAACGAGTGGTGTGGCACTCGAAAATAAAGCGTAACAGGAAGGAGTCATAAGGAATGACAAAAGAAGAATTAAAGGCGTTAGGCGTAACGGACGAAGCTGCGGATAAGATTGTGGAAGATTACGGGAAGAATTACGTATCGAAAGCACAATTCAACGCAACGAACGAAGAGAAGAAGGCAGCCAAAACGGAACTGGCACAAATCAAAACGGAACTGGACGGCTTAAAAGAGAAAGCCAAAGGCAACGAGGATTTGAGCAAGCAAATTGAAGACCTTAAGAAGCAAAGCGAAGCCCGTGAAAAGGAGTATGCACAAAAAGTCAAGAACATGGAAATCGACGGGATTGTCGACCGTGCTTTATTGACGGCAAAGGCTAAGAGCGTAAAAGCCGTGCGTGCTTTGCTTGACCTTGACGGTGCAGAGGTTGAAGACGGGAAAATCAAGGGCCTCGATAAGCAGATTGAGAAGCTCGTAACGGAGGCCGGGTATCTCTTTGGTGACGATAAGCCGAACGTTAAAGGGGCAACGCCTGGAAACCCTGGCGGCAA